CAGATCACAGAACCTGTAGAGGATGTTGAGGCTGCTAAGTTTGCAACAGACACACCTATAGCCACACCTCAAGTTGACTACACACTACCACCTACACAGTCAGCTACTGCAGAGGCTACACGAGTAGAGAATGCTGCAGAGTTTTCTGAGATAGCAAACGCACAGCAAAAACAGACAGAGTTTGTGCCTGACATAACAGCAGAGCAAGCGACAGTTGTAGATGCAAATGAGATAGTAGATGTAAACAACATACTAAACACTGAGGAGATTGTTGTAACTGGACAAACACTCAGTGGACTAAACGAAGCAGCCACACTAAAAGCACAGACTGCTACATTTACACAACAATTAGAGGCGCAGTATACTAAGGGTGAAGTTAGCCCACAGTCTACAGTATCTTTCCAACTAGAAAAACTTATGGACTCGTTTAATGATGGCACACCTGCATGGGCTGCAGGAGCACTACGTAGCGTAAACGAAGTTATGAATGCTAGAGGTTTAGGTGCTAGTTCTATGGCAGGGGCAGCTATGATACAGGCTGCTATGGAAAGTGCCATACCAATAGCACAGGCTGATGCGTCTATCTTTCAGGCTATGGACATGGAGAATGTTCGTAACAAACAAGCTGTAGCTTTAGCTAACGCTGCTGCTGCACAGAGATTTGAGCTAGAAAACTTAAACAACCAACAAGCGGCTGCTATACAGAACAGCACTAACAATGCTAACCTACAATTAACTAACTTGAGCAATACACAGGAGGCTGTGCTAGCACAGGCACAACTAAGAGCAGGTCTAAGAAACCAAAACCTTAGTGTATCACAAAACGTTGCACTAGCAAATGCAGCTAGGTTTGCAGAAGTAAACAATCTAAACTTAACTAACAGACAACAGGCATCTATACTAGAGTCTACACAGGCACTAGAAGTAGATCTTACAAACTTGTCAAACGCCCAACAAACTGCTTTATCTAATTTGCAAGTCAAAGCATCTATGATGGGTCAGGTACTCAGTAATGAGCAGCAGGTAGCTATACTTACAAGCACACAAGCATTTGAGACAGAGATGAAAAATGCTACAAACAAGCAACAGGCATTTATACAAGATGCTGTAGCTGCTGCTGCTATGCAAGGTAGAGTGCTGGATAACAGACAACAAACATCTTTGTTTAATGTGTCTAACCAAATCCAAGAGCGTGAAGCAGAACTAAGCAACGAACAACAAGTTCGATTATTTAATATGACTAACAAGTTAAACATTGATGTAGAAAACTTGTCTAACCGTCAACAGACTGCTCTAGCTAATGCACAAATAGAAGCGGCTATGCGTGGACAAGAACTTACTAATGAACAACAAGTAAATGTCATACGTGCAGATCGTATATCTGAAATAGCTAACTTACAGTTTACTGCAGATCAAACTCGTGTGTTACGTAATGCAGAGTTAGCACAAACTGTGGACTTAACAAACTTAACTAACGATCAAGCTAAACTATTAGCAGATGCAGCAGCACTAACACAAGTTGATGTAACTAATCTGTCTAATGAACAACAGGTAGCGCAACAGAAAGCCAATGCGTTTCTATCACTAGACTTATCTAACATTGACAAGCTACAACAGATGGAGTTGTTTAAGGCACAAGAGTCCATACAAAGTATTTTTAGTGATCAAGGTGCAGCTAATGCAGCATCACAGTTCAATGCGTCTAGTATAAACCAAACTAGGCAGTTTATGATGAATCAAGATTCACAAATAGATATGTTTAACAATGCACAGATGAATGCTATGAATCAGTTTAACACGGGTGAGCTTAACTCTATCTCTAAATTTAATCAAGAGCTACAAAACCAAAGAGATATGTTTAACGCACAGAACCAGTTAGTCGTAGCACAAGCTAACGCACAGTGGAGACAACAGATAGCTACCATAAACAATCAAAATATAAATGATGCTAACATGAGGGCTGCTGCTGTAGCTAACAACTTAACTGCACAAGGTATTGCAGAGTTGTGGCAACAAGAGCGTGACCTAATGAACTATGCTTGGACTACATCAGAGAAACAAGCAGACAGAGAGTTTGAGTTAGTTAAAGCAAAAATAAACAATGATGCTGCTGATGACGCTGCATTTTCTGCAGCTACAGGTACGTTCTTATCTGCTGTAGTTGGCGCTGTTGGTGAAGCAGGTGGCATAGGTAGTTTCTTTTCATAAGGTAAAATAAAATGGCTGAACAATTAGGATTAGGTGAAATAATCAAAAACTTCTTGGGTATTGGACAAGAGGATAAAGAACCATCAGGTGCTCCAACTTCAAGTCTACGTCCTATGCCTAGACCTACAGGTTTAATGGCTAGTCCAAGACCTGTGCCTAGACCTGAAGATGATGATGACGATGATGACAAACCGACTGACCCGATAGCAGCTACTACAAATACTATTACCATGATGAATAATTATGACGATAGTGAGGATGAGGATCAAGGTGTTGAGTTAGACAGTGCTAGTCTGCAAGAGCTATTAATAAACCCAAACTCTCTATATGATAAACACAGCACCACTGTAAGAAGACTTTCTAGGTTTGGTAATGAAGTGCCGAAAGTCATGCAACAAAAGTTAAAATCTCCAGTGGTAAATGATTTACTAGTTGACGTAACAGCCATGTTAGCTAAAGAGCAATCAGCAAGTAGACCACCAGAACCTGAAATGTCTGTAGAACCGCTTCCTGAAGAGCCTGTAAAACTAAATAATAAACAAATACAGCAAAAGTTAGTTGATGCAGGTTATAATATTAAGGTAGACGGTATTATAGGTCCACAAACAAAGAAAGCCATCAAAGCTTTTCAAAAAGAAAAAGGTTTAAAAGTTGATGGCATAGTAGGTAAAAACACAACAGCAGCACTAGCAGGTGTGCCAGAGATTACGTCAGAAAAATTAGAACCCGGTGAGGTTGTAAAAACAGATGACTTTTTAGCTCAACAACCTTTAGTTCCTAAACAAGCTAGTATTGTTCCTGGCGTTTTTAATTTTAGTGAAACCACTGCTGGTAGATATTTAGATTTAGTAAAGTCAACCCCTGCAAAACTTTTACTCAGAAATATATTTGGTTTAGATAGAAGTATATGGACAGGTAAAAAAACAATAGATGAAACATACTTTACAGAAGGTGAGTTAAATCATTTTAGAGAAATGTGGAATAGGTATGGAGAGGGAACAGTAACTAGAGGACAGCAGATAGATACAGCAAAAGATATTTTAAAAGTTGCAACTGGTGAAAGCGATTCTCCTTTAGGTTTATCTCCTGCCATGAGAGCTTATTATTCTGTGGGTGACACGTTTTTGACACAAAGAGATAATGGAGATGTTATAGTAAAAGATACATATGATTATAATATATACACTGATTACTCTGTAGAACCAAATAAAGAAGGTAAATACCCTATTTTGGATACAGAGGAGTTTGAAGAAAAGTATTCTACAGCAAAAGGTGTGCTTGATACAACAAATGCATATAGACAAGGTAAAATAGGTTTTCTAGATGTTGCACACAACATGGGCTTTTTGTTAGGCTCTAGAGATTATAAAGACTCAAGTAAAGATGATGGAACACCTATGCTTATAAATATCGGCAATCCAGAAACGTGGGGTAACTAACATGATGGGTCTACCACTAGAACTAATTACTATGCTTTTCTCTACCGTGTTAGGTGGGGTAATGTCCATATGGGGGCAGTCTGTAAAAGCTAGAGAAGCTAGTAACAAGATGCTTTTACAACGTGCTAACTTTAGGAAAGAAGCTGTAGCTGATGCTCGTAACGCTGGCAAAGATGACAAACACTTTGCTTGGACTAGAAGACTAATAGCACTAGGTGCAGTATTTAGTATTATTGTCTTGCCAAAGCTAGTCGCAGTGTGGTATCCTGATGTCAGCGTTTATGTAGGATATACAGAAGCAACTGGTGGTATTATGAACTGGTTGTTTGGGCCAGATGAAGCTATACAGTGGAAAGTGGCTAAAGGCTTTGTAATCACACCATTAGATACACACATCGTATCAGCCATAGTAGGATTATACTTTGGCGCTGGGTTTACTAAATAGGAAAAGAAAATGGCAGTATCAGATTTTGGAGCACCAATACCAGGAAACTCTTTGTTTACACATGCGCCAGGTGAGCGTCCGTGGGAGCGTCCTGTAGACATAGATAAGGTAGAGGATGCTATAAGTTATTACATGACTAGTCTATCTCAAGAGGATATCATGGATGACCTGATGGTAGCCATAGAAGCTGGTGTGGCTATCAACCCAATATCTGAGGCTATAACTTTGTCACAGGTTATGAGAGGTAAGCACAACCTAGACGTAGCCTTACTAGTAAAACCTGTAGTTATGGAGTTTTTAGCTGCTGTTGCTGAGAGCAATGAGATTGACTATAAGTTTAGTAACAAAGATCCACAGGCAGAGCTAGATGCAAAAGAGAGAAGCAGAGTGCAGATGATTCTACAGGGTGCTCTAACTAAGGCAAAAGAAGAAGGTGGTGAGGATGCAGGTACAGCACTGTTAGGTGAGATATCAGAGTTCCTCGAAAGAGATGTAAGTCGAGACGAAGTGATGGAAGCGCAAGATATGCCAGCGCCAGAGCCAGAAGACATACAACAAGTTAACGAGCCACCAGCAGAGGCTCCACAAGAAATGGGCCTGATGGCTAGAAGGTAGGTTACTATGGGATTTGATCCAAAGGCATTCGCTGCAGCGTTTATGACAGATCAGGCAAGGCAGATTAACGAAAGAGTTGCCGAAGCTAGAGAATATAAAAAAGAACTAAAAGAAGAAGCAGATGCAGGTAAGTCTAAGATAGCTCAACTTAGACAGCTAGGTAATTTAGCTAAGTCTGAGATAGCAAGACTGAGGGCGCTAGGCTTTGAGGATAAACATATCAATGCAGCTATTGCGTCTGGGCCTAAAGGTTTGTTTGACTTGTCTGTGTCTGCTCAAGAAGAAGCAGCAAGACGTAACTTTACATCAGGACAAAAGTTTGATGAGTATGAGATAGAATCTCTGATAGACTTCTCAGAGAACTTTGCGTATGGGGATGTGGATTCGGAGGAGTTCTACCAGATGAACACTGCTCTTACTGATCCATCACTAGGTAGTACCAAAGACCCACAAAGAGGTCTAATGAAAACTATATTTGGTATTGACTTAGATGATGCAGTAAGAGCAAAGCTAGACAAAGATGCTTTCTATGATGGCTACTCTGTTATGGATATAAACGAGATATCTAAACAAGAGACTTACGATAGCGTTGCACCTGGCACATACTTCTCATTTACACCTACACGAGACTTTGATCCAACAAGTGCAGCATCTGCTTTCAACAGAATGATTAACACGATAGACTCACAGGTTCAAGATAACAGAGATAGCGGTAAGTATTTAAGACAAGCAGAACTAGCTGCACGAGGAGATCCAGATGCAGATATCCAAGCATTAGCTATGGAGTTTGCTACAAAAGATAAACAGCAAATGCTTTTTAATCAGATATCAATTACATCACAGGGTGATCCCACTTATGTAAATAGGATGCGTCCTTTACTAGAAGATGCTGGTCTTAGTCAAGATCAGATAGGAGAGCTAGAGTACGGTAGTTTGGATGATGAGGCGTTAGAAAGAAAAGTAGTTAGTGACATACTAAAAAACAAACCATCTATATCTACCGACATTGAAAATAAATTTAGTGTGATGAGTAACGGTGTCAGACATGAAATAATTATAGGCACAGATAAAAAAGTAAAAAGTTTAATAATAGGTGGACAAACTGTTCCTGAAGAACAGGTAGATGATTTGTTAAAAGATATGGCTGTAAAAGGTTTGATACCAAGCGTACAATTAGCAGGTGATGAGGTTTCTGTGCCAGAGTCAATAGAATCAGATCAAGACTTTTCACCACCAGCAATTGATAAAATTAAAGTGCCACCTAGACCAAATGCTTTTACTAGTAGATTTACTGGCGTTTCACTAGATTATGAAACAAGACAGCAGATACTAAATCAAGAGATAGATGTGCCTGATAATTTGAGAGTTGATGAGTGGGATGAACTATTTGGTGAAACACATGATCCTGAAACAGGAGAACCTATCTCTTCTCCACAAGAGACAGATGAATCAGAGACAGAAAGACAAATAGGCACAGAAGATAATCCAGTAGATTTAAGAAGCATGAGTAGAGAAGAGGCAGAGGAGGCGTATGCTAAACTTAAAGTTGGCGAGTATTTTATTAATCCTGCTGATGGTAGGATACTTCCTAAACGGTAAGGATTTTAAAACTATGGTTAATGATATAGACTTCTCTGGTAGAGTTACAGCTAAGAATAACATAGACTTCTCTAGTAGAGTTACAGAAACACCAGTTGGTTTAATGTCTCCAAAGAAAAAACCTACATGGGAAAATACTGTGTATGATCTTGTGTCTGATAAACTTGGCGTAAACAAAAGCACATGGGATATATACAGAGAAGAACTAGCTAAGATAGAGTCAAGAGGATCTGGCAACTATCACGCAAAGGGTGGGGCTAACGATCACTACGATGGTAGGTATCAGTTAGGTAAAGATGCTAAGATAGACGCTGCTAAGTTATTAGGACTAAAGATACCTCACGATAATAAGTCTCGTGAAAAATTTAGAAATGATGTAGACTTACAAGAAAAAGCATTTGCTGCTTACACTGCTCAAAACCACAGATACATGATGGTATCACCAGAGTACAGAAAGTTATCAAAAGAAGATAAACTAGCAGCACTAGCATACGCACACAATCAAGGACACGGTAAAGCTAAATCGTGGTTAAAAACAGGTAAAGTTACTAAGGATGGCTTTGGAACTCCTGGCACTAAGTTCTCTGACGCATTAAAGGCAGCACTAAAATGACAACACTAAATGATTTTTATAAAGAGTACGGTATAGAAACGGATGCGTCTAAAGACATAGATAGTAGTGTGCCTGAGTACAGAGATAACACACAGTTTGATGACATGTTTGAGTCTGATACTCGTGAGGGAGAAAAGTTAAAGAAGCAAGACTTGTACAGAAGAGACAGGTTAAACAAGATACGTAACTACATGATAGGCAAGAAGGGTGCTGCATACAGGACAGCCAAAGCTGAGACTGTAGTGGAGGACTTTGTAGATAGTATGCGTAGGTTTAACACTAACATAGTCGCAACTGCAGGTGAGGCTAGATATATTTCTAAAGCTGATGACGAAACTAAAAGAGCAGCAAAAGAAGCATACGAGTTGTATGACAGTTTAGGTAATGTGTTTGTAAACGATGGTGTGTTTGGGGCTGTGGATGGTGTCAAGGATTACATCCTAGCCGTAGCAACTGATCCTACAAACTACTTAGGCTTAGTGACAGGCTTTGCAGGTAAGGCTGGTGCGCTAGGCGTAAGCGAGGCTAGTAAAGCAGCAATAAAAAATGCAGTAGCAGCAGCAGCTAGGAGAGCAGCACAGTCTGGTGCAACTAAAGAAGCAGCTAAGAAAGCTGGAGATGAAGCAGCAGAGGCTATGATTAAGAAGCTTACTGGCAGTGGCTACACAAAAGCATCTATGACTAGGGCTGCTGAGAGTGCAGCAAAAGCAGCCAGAGCAAAGGTAAGATTTGAGGCTGGACGTAGGGCAGCTAGAAGAGCAACGATTGAGGGTGGTGAGGTAACTCTTACAGAGGGAAGACTAAAGCCACGCACTATAAAGTTTGGTATGCAACAAGCTGGTAAGAAAGCAGTGCTACAGACTACGGCAATTGACTCACTCCTTGCTGGCTATCAAGATGTAGCCATACAGGATCTGTATTTAGATGTAGGTGCTCAAGAAAAGTACAGCGCACTACAAACTGGTTTATCTCTAGCTTTAGGTGGTGTTGCTGGTGGGTTACACTACACATTCGGTAAAGCAGATGGTTTGTCTGGATTTGCAGAAGCAGCAGACATGGCTAGAGCAGGAACAAGAGGTGAAGAGTTTCCTCTTAAAAAATTTAAAGCTGCAAAAGAAGAACTAAAAAAGTTAAAACAAAGCGGTGCAGACAAGGCTACAATAAAAAAACAACAACGGCTAGTTAACAAACTGCAAAGTGAAGCAATAGGTAAACCACTACTAGCTAAAAAATCTATAGACAAAGCAGCTAGTGAAATGAAAGATGCTATCAAGTCGTGGGGAGAAAAGGTAAGATCTGGTAAAGAAGAGTTAGCCAAAGGTGAGGGAAACCAGATAATGCCTGAGAGTTTGCTTAGTCAGATAATGTTGGGCTACACAACTGCAGACAAAGCAGCATCAAAAGGTCCAATGCCGATTGGTGGTTTAGCAAAGATATTTAATGAGAATGGTATTAAGTTTTCAAAGAAAACAAAAGTCTCTGATGTTATGACAAACTTGCTTCAGTACATGCCAGAGGAAGAACTCAAAGAAATATCAAAGTTATTTAAAAAAGAAACAAGTATAGACTTGGGAACTACTGCTACTCTTGCAGTAGATTTAGGTGACATAATAGCAGCCACCACAAGTGGAGCAGGTAGCACTCTTAGCGTGATGGCGGCTGTCAGAAGAGCCACAGATGCAGGTGTTGTGTCAGGAAATGAGATACTAGCAACAGCACTTGAGCAAAAAGAAGTGAGAGACACTTTAGAAAAAGAAGGTATACTTGGCGTAACTAAAAGAGCAAAAGGATTAGGTTACGCACAAAACGTATGGAAAAGATTACTTGTGTCATCCCCTGCTACGACTGCAGCTAACGTGGCTGGTTTCGCACAGTTCTATGGTGGACAAGGTGTAGCTGATATATTTGCATCAGGTCAGTTGTACATAGCTGGAATAGGTGCAGCTAGTGTGGGTAACAAAGAACTAAGCCAAGAGCTATTCAGAAAGTCTCGTGTGTATCGAAGCATACAGACACAAAAAATGAAAAACTTTCTTGATCCTCTATCTACCTACGAAACTTTTATAAGTTTAATGGATGATATAGGTGATAACAAAGAGTTTAAAGGATTGTTGTTTGAGACTATTGGTGGTGGGGTAGAGAGAACTGCTAAAAGATATAACGTTGATGTAAACAATCCTGTCATTAAAAACGCAGAGATATTTGCTGACGCTTCTATGACAATAACTGGTGTTCGCATACAAGATACGTTTACTAAATCTCAAATGTTTATGACTGAACTAGATAAGTTTGTCCGACTAAAACACGACAAAAATTTAATTGATGTGTTAAAGTCTGGTGATCTTACAATGTTAGACGATGATGTGATAGGTGGCGCAGTAGATACCACACTACGATCTGTGTTTTCAAAAGATTATACAACAGATGATCAGTATTTAGGTGCTGTGGCTAGGGCTGTGGAACAAGCCTCTAACACACCTGTGTTGGGTACTGTTATACCTTTTGGTAGATTTATGAACAACGTTGTGGCAACAGCTTATCAGTGGAGTCCGTTAAGCTTTGCTGGAGTTGCTTCACGTATTTATAAAAAAGAACCTGGCATAAAAACAAATGAAGCTTTTGCTCGTTCACTAGTAGGTACAACTGGTTTGGTTTTAGCTATGCAATTGGATGATGAGAGACAGAAAAAAGGTTTAGGGGTAAACGAAATAGAAATGAGTGGAACTGTGATGGATGTCAGAAACGTGTTTCCATTCTCGTTGTTCTTAGTTGCTGGAAGAGTTGGTAATCTTACTGCAAAAGGAGAGACTGTTCCTCCTGAACTAATAGAAGAACTAGGTAATCAGTTAGCCATTGGACAAGTTGCAAGAGACTTACAGTTTGGTAATGACGTGTTTAACGCAATAGATTTCTTTTCTAGTGGGGGAAGAGGGGCAGATCTGGATGCATTGTATAAGTCATTAGGTAACGTGGCTGCTGGTGCAACACGTCCTCTTGACGCTATCAACAGATCTATAGGTTTCTTAGCAGACAATGATGTAGCAAAAGATGTTAGACAGGCTGACGGTTTTTTACCAGTGTTTACACAATCATCTACTAAATACTTTGATAATATATTGGAGGCTTTGATAGGAGAATCAGAAACTCTTACAGGTGAAAACTTACGTGTAAGTAGCAGAGAGGGTGACATATATGACGCCAACCCACTAGCTCGTATACTAGGTCTAAACATTAAAAGAGGTAAGACAGCTACAGAACAAGCATATACTCTAGCAAATCTACAATCATGGAAGCAGGATCAAAGATCTAACATCCCTACCTACGATAGATTGTTTAATGCAGGGCTTGCACCCATGCTAGAAAAACGTATGCAGGTGTTGTTGTCTAGTAAAAGATTTCAAGATGGTGATTTGGAGTACAAACGAGGCAGGGTAAAGTATGAACTTAAAAAAGCTAGGGATCAGCTACGAGACTACTTTGATATTCCTGGCAGTTCAGCTTATTTAGATCAACAAAGATATAGAGCGTCCACCAAAGGAACTAAAGCACAGCAGAAAAAAGCTATGCGTTACATGGAAAGTTTGGGTGTAGATGCAGAACTGAAAGACTTTAACTTTAGAGAGTTAAAAACTTACGAGTCTTACATAGATCATCTTAATCTGAAAATCAAAACTGGCATGTAGAATAGCCGCCAACGTTAAGTCAACGGCTACCCTTTTATTTTAAACCATACTTTTCTGCAGCGTGTTTAGCTATCATAAGTATGTCATCTATGTCCTGTAAAGCTCTAGCTTTGTATAGACCATCACATAAGTTTTCTTCTATGTGTTTTCTAACAGGCCGCAGCTTTACCTCTAGCTCCTCAAAGAAAAGCTTTAGTTTTTTCTCCATGTGTATCTGTGCTTCACGCTCTAGATTCATTATACTTTTGTTGGTATCTCAGTACAATAAGCAGACACGGTGGATTCAGGAGAGGGCTTATTACTCATAAGCTCACTAGTTATATAAGCTGCACCATTTCTACACATCTCCATAGTGGGATATACATGATCAATTGCTTGGACTCTAATAAATCCTGGTGCAACAGACATTATGATCACTAGTACATACACTACTCAGTGCTCTCTACTACTTCATGCTGCTTAATCTCTGCTGACACTGATACCTTTGGTATATAAGTTACTGTTTGTAACGCTATAAACACAGCCGCAATTAATCCAATTATTTCCATTTTATTTTCCTTTATGTTAAGTCAACTATCTCACACGAATCGCCACTACAGGCTAGTGTTTGCATAGCTACGGTGTTATCTTCCTTTTCATAATCACACAAAGCTGACCATTTTATATTACGAGGCATAGCTTTATTGAGTTTGTCATACTCTTCTTTGCTACACTCCTGATAAGGTGCTTGTTGGTATGTGTGATCTGAGTGGGGTAGGAAGGATATACCACTCATCTCATCAAAATGTTTATAAACAAAGGCTCCGACTTCTAGCCACTCATCATCACGCACAGTGCAGGTGATGCTAGGTTTGTGCTCTGACCAGTGCCGTTGATACATCAGCCATGTCTCTAGTTGTTCTATGGCTGTCATGTCATTTCTAGTTATAGCTTTCTTCGGAGCTTTGATAGGAAAACTAAACACTACAGTTGTGTCTGGTTTCATAACGCATGGCTCGTTAGGTATGCCTTGATCTTTCATAAACTGTGTCAGAGGGTCATTGATATCGCCACGTACAGTCCTAATATAATGTAATGAATGTCTAGCATGTATGCCTGATGCTGAGTCAACTAATTGTGACACTGTTCCGCTTGGCTTGACACAGGTGATTGCTGCGCTTGGTGGAATGCCAAGACGGTTAGCCCAAGTATTATTAGTACGAACAGCAACTTCTCGTAAATGTTCAAGAGTCTTCTCCAATCCTTTGTTCTTCGTAGTCATCAATGGGTTGTCCATTATCCCTGTGAGTGACACACCCAACAGACGCTCTTCTTCGGTATTTCGCTGCCACACCTTTCGCAAGTATGGGAACTTGGTGTACGTTGATTGGATAGTTCCCAAGATCGTTGCAAGGCGCACTTTGCGTTCCAACGCCTCCACATCGTCTGTTGCCCTAACCACAACCTCCGTAAGATTGCAAAATTGATTCGGTCTAAGTATAATCTCACTGCAAGGATTAGTTCCAAACTCGAAGTTAGGATCACGTTTGTCATACTTTGCAACTTGTTTCTTTGATGCTTCACGGTTAAATATTCCCCTTTCACCAGATTTACTTTCTACAAGTGATGTCCATTCACGCAAGAAAGAATACATGTCAGGCTTCTCTGTGTAAGCTACAGAGTTATTAGCTAGAGCACGATGCCCTGCATTTTCCCACCACTGTCCTGACTTAGCGTGACGCATACGATCATCACTCAGGTTTGATAATGATATCATAGCACTGCGTCTAACGCCACCAGAAACTACTATCTGTCCTACAAAACAAATAATATCGTGACACTCTAACGCATTTAGTTTACGTCCTTGTGCGTTCTTAAATGTTTGCACAGTAAAGTTAAACAGATCTACCAGTGGCGCTGGGCCTGATGCTCTACCACCAAACGTTTTTAGTCTAGCACCTGCAGGTCTAACCTTAGACATGTTCCACTTGGGTATCTCACCTGCCCACAGCAAAGCTAGTAGCTGTCTGAATGACTTAGCCCAACCCTCTTTACTGTCTTGCACAACTATTGTTGTCTCGCTTTCAAACAGATCTGGTACTTCTGGCAGCTTGTTTATGTACTGTCTTTCAACACTGAAACCTGCACCTGTTCCACAAAGAAGTATCTGCATTATTTCATCAAATGCTTTTGGATCATCAACAGTTACGTAGCTACAGTTGTACATACATGTGTTGTCTCTATCTGCTGCTGCACCTGCTGTCATCATGGCTCTCATACTTGGCGTGATTTCTAACGATAATATAGATTGTTCTAGTTCATTAAATACTTTTTTATCAACCATATCTTTTACGACATTGTTCATATAGCGTGATACAGTCTCACTCCAGTTCTCTCGTCTGCCCTTCTCAGGTAGCCACTTGGAGTATCTAGACTTGTATATAAATGTCTGATAATCTGTTGGCAGTATGTTGTTGTTATCTAGTTCATTGTAATATTCAAATGCTTCGATATCACTAGCGTTAATCATAGCCTCTCCCTTATGTTTAAGTTTTCTATTTTTACATCATCTATATCGTGAAATGTATTGTGTATCAGATCGTGTACATCCTCCACATGTGCGTCTTCTACGGTTGACAGGACGTTACATGGCTCATCTACTTCTAGTAAAAATGTAACGCTAAACTTTTTCCTAGCGCTCACTTATGTTTCTCCTCTAGTGCTTTGATTGCAAAGTCAGCATACTGTCGTAGCTTTTTCATATCCTCTACAGGATTAGAATGTTTGTGTGGTGCTCTGTGATTGTATCTTTGTATGTTACCTCTACAGTACGCAACAAACCCATCTATTCCTAAAGTTTCTTTTATCATATCAATACATTCCATACCACCGTTTATATTGTAGTGAGATGGCTTAGTAACTGGATCAAACCTAACGTCATCTAAATCGCTAAACAATGTCTGTCCGTTCATAGTAAGTGTATCAATAGTATCCATTATGCGCTTCCTTGTGTTTTTGTATATCTAGTAA